AGTGATTATCTTTGTTGTCTAACAAAACAAGAGATGGCCAAAATCAGTACATATCCCACGGTTGCACCACAGGGCTCAGATATTTTAGTCGGAACAGACGGCAGCGATTCTAACGCTACCAAGAACTTTACCGCACAAAGCGTTGCTGACCTTTATGTGGAGGTGCCAAACACACTTCAAGAGGTATTGGATGCTGGCAACTCTGCCACGCAAGACATTGCGTTAGATGGGGATATGGAGCTCAATAGGCTCTCTTTTTTGGACGGACCAGCTGTTGCTGATGTAGGCCAGATGGCGTGGAACTCAACAGGCGGAACGGTAGACCTCAGATTAATGGGAGGCAACGTAACCATCCAGATTGGACAGGAGCAGGTCATTCGTGCTGTCAACAAGTCGGGCGTCAATCTAACGCAAGCCGGGTACCAGGCTGTCAAGATATTGGGCGCTCAGGGAAACAGACTGTCCATAACGCAAGCAAGAGGTGACTCAGACGCAAACAGCGCTGATACCGTTGGCCTTGTTACGGAGAATATCAATAACAACGCAGAGGGGTATGTAACAAACTCTGGCCTCGTTCGCGATATCAACACCACCGGCTCATTGCAGGGAGAGACATGGGCAGAAGGAGATGTGCTTTACCTGTCTCCAACGGTCTTTGGTGGCATCACAAACGTCAAGCCAGTTGCACCGCAGCACACGGTGATTGTTGGCTTTGTTGTTGTGCGAAATGCCTCAAATGGCTCTATCTATGTAAAGGTTGACAACGGCTATGAGCTCGATGAGCTTCATAACGTAAAAATCACATCAGCCGCCAATGGTCAGTTGCTTCGTTATAACAGCTCACTGGGCGTTTGGGAGAACTGGACATCCGATTATATTTCTGGCTCATTGGGCGGCACCGTTACTCAGGTTGCCGCTGTTCCAACAACATCTATATATACAAATCGAGACCCAAGAGCTATACTTGGTCAGCCAGATGATTTTTTTGAGGTAGTTATAAGTGGAACCACCTATAAGGTTCCTGTTTATTTGTAATTGAATTAAATAATGGACATTAGAAAGGTATCCGTTGGCGCGGATTACAAGTCTAGCGCTATGCATTACATTGTCGACCAAGAAGTCCTTGGCGGCTCTTACAAGATTCACCTTATCCAACAGGACAAGGAGAATGGTCACATAAAAATTTGGGTAGAAAGCGGCGATGAAATTTTTCTTTGGAAAGAGTTCAATGCCAATATGCCCGTTTCTATAGAGTATAACATCAATTTCTAAACATCATGAGCAAGAACCTCGACAGCTGGATTTCACAACTTGAAGACGCGCCTCAACCTTCCGCGTGTAGTATTGACAATCCAGATTGCGAAGGCTGTGGCTCATGAAGTCGCCACGCTCCTTTATTGTTAGGCCGTTGAATGGCCGCCGATATGACAACATTAAAAATATCGGTGGCATGGAGTTCATTGTGAGCTCATCAAAAGAAGACCACAAGGTATCTAACCGATTTGCAGAAGTCGTTGAAACACCCTCTGGATACGAAGGGCCAATTAAAAAAGGAGATACGCTTGTCGTGCACCACAACGTATTTAAGTTCTACAACGATATGCGCGGCCGCGAGAGAAGCAGCCACAACTTCGTTAAGGACGATATGTTTTTGGTGGCAGATGAGCAGTTCTTCTTATTCAACGATGGCGTCAGGTGGAGAACAACCGGGAAGTATTGCTTCGTTAAGCCGTCTCCAGTAAAAGACTATTATATTACTAAGCCCGGCTCTGAGGAGCCATTGGTTGGCACTATACGGTATAGCACATCGATACTAATGGAGCACGGGGTATCGGAGGGGGATGAGGTTGCGTTTACGCCGGATAGTGAGTATGAGTTTAATATAGACGGGGAAAAACTATATAGGGTAAATAGCAATAACATTTGTATCTTGCTATAATGGACACCAGTGAAATCAAATTACAAATCATAAAGGCCGGAGAAAGAGCCGTTAGGGAGCTTATAAAGGTTGCGCAGGAAGATATTATCAAGCCAGACCCGGAAGACGAGCTGGCTGCCGACAGGCTGAAAAATGCTGCCGCTACCAAAAAGCTTGCCATCTTTGATGCGTTTGAGATTCTGTCACGCATAGAGGCGGAGCGAGCAGCGCTCGACGCGCCGGCCGAAGAATCTAAATCCAAAGGTGGCTTTGCAGAACGAAGAGCAAAATAAATTATATCACCTCATCTATGATGCGGTCCCAGAGAATGTCTTAAAGAAAAAAAACAAGACAAAGAGCTGGGCGTATGGCTATGACGAGAAGTATGATATTGTTGTTATATCCAGAGATGGGACTATAGGCGACATATATAATATAAGTGGATTGCTTGTTGCGCTTCCTTCGGAGCCGGAGAAGATTTACGCCAGGAGCAAAAAAGAGCACGAGCAGTATTGGCAACCATTTGATTATCCCAGTGAGCTACAGAAGATAAAATCCATATTCGCTTGGCACGATAAACCGTCTGAGTTTAAAAATAGATGGGTAGACTATATCGAGAAGGAGTTTGACAGAAGGGAAGTTGGTTTCTGGTTCATGAATGATGGACTACCGACTTACATTACAGGCTCTCACTACATGTACTTGCAGTGGACAAAGATTGACGTTGGCCTTCCAGACTTCCGAGAAGCCAACAGAATATTCTTTATATTTTGGGAGGCATGCCGCGCCGACTCCCGCTCGTTCGGAATGTGTTATTTGAAAATACGACGTTCTGGCTTTTCATTTATGGGCTCATCCGAGACGGTCAACATAGCCACTATGGCTAAAGACGCCCGCGTTGGGATATTATCTAAGACGGGTGCCGACGCCAAGAAAATGTTCACGGATAAGGTGGTACCCATTAACAGTAACCTCCCCTTCTTCTTCAAGCCTATTATGGATGGCATGGACAAGCCGAAGACGGAGCTTGCATACCGAGTCCCGGCATCTAAGATTACTAAGAAGAACATGTCCAACACGGAGGCGGACGACGTAGAAGGGCTGGACACTACTATCGACTGGAAGAACACGGCAGACAACAGCTATGACGGCGAGAAGCTGCAATTGCTCGTACATGACGAGAGCGGAAAGTGGATGAAGCCGGACAATATCTTGAACAACTGGCGAGTAACGAAGACTTGTTTACGGCTGGGTTCAAAAGTTATTGGAAAGTGCATGATGGGCTCAACATCCAACGCGCTTGACAAGGGTGGAGACAACTTCAAAAAGTTGTACTACGACTCTGATGTCACAAAGCGGGGCGCCAACGGGCAGACTAAAAGCGGATTGTATTCTTTATTTATCCCTATGGAGTGGAACTTTGAAGGATACATTGACAGATATGGCATGCCCGTGTTAACCACGCCAGAGGCTCCAGTTGCAGGGATAGATGGATTACAGATTAAGATTGGCGCAATCGATTATTGGAACAATGAAGTTTCATCATTAAAATCTGATTCAGACGCGCTCAATGAATTTTACAGGCAGTTTCCAAGAACCGAGTCCCACGCATTCAGGGACGAGAGCAAGGCTTCTATATTTAATCTGACTAAAATATATCAGCAGATTGACTACAATGATAGCATTATAACCGAGCACTTCATAACCAGGGGCTCCTTTCATTGGATGAATGGAGAAAAGGACACAAAGGTTGTGTGGACGCCGGATAAAAACGGAAGATTCAAGGTTACATGGCTACCGCCCAGGCATCTGCAAAATAACATAGTCACAAGGAACGGAACCAAATACCCTGGAAATGAGCACATTGGCTCGTTTGGATGTGACTCGTATGACATCTCCGGCGTGGTGGGTGGTGGCGGCTCAAATGGGGCGCTGCACGGCATGACTAAATTTCACATGGACGAAGCTCCAACTAATCATTTTTTCTTAGAGTATGTAGCTAGACCGCAGACCGCAGAAATATTTTTTGAAGATGTTCTGATGGCCTGTGTTTTTTATGGCATGCCCGTTTTAGCTGAAAACAACAAGCCAAGACTCCTGTATCATTTCAAGAACAGGGGATACAGAGGCTTTAGCATGAATCGACCCGACAAGCACTTGGCTAAACTTTCAAAGACGGAAAGAGAACTTGGAGGCATTCCGAACACTAGCGAAGATGTCAAGCAGTCTCACGCATCAGCAATTGAGACATATATTGAGAAGCACGTTGGCGTAGATATGGAAGGAACATATAGAGATGCTGAGGACATGGGAGAGATGTATTTTACGAGAACACTTGAGGACTGGGCTCGATTTGATATTAATAACCGAACCAAGTTTGACGCCACGATTAGTTCTGGATTGGCCATCATGGCCAACCAAAAGCACATGTATCTGCCTGAACAAAAGCAATCAAAAATAAGCGTTAACTTTGCTAGATATAATAATCGCGGTTCACGAAGCGAACTATTACAGTAAATGAAAGAGGTAAATATAAACATCTCTCCTACCGGATTTCCAAGTCAATTTGTTTCCGACGCGGAGAAGGCCACTGATGAGTTCGGTCTTCAGATTGGACAAGCGATTCAATATGAGTGGTTCCGAAAGGACGGGAACACCAGCCGATATTATTCACAGCTCAGAGACTTCATGAGACTGCGGCTCTACGCCCGCGGCGAACAGTCCATTGCAAAGTACAAGAATGAGCTCGCTATAGATGGCGACCTGAGCTATTTGAATCTGGACTGGACACCCGTACCCATACTTCCTAAGTTTGTGGATATTGTTGTTAATGGGATGTCTGATAGACTGTTCACCGTTAAGGCATATGCACAAGACGCCATCTCTGCTGAAAAGAGAAACCAATACCAAGATATGGTAGAGGGCGACATGGTGGCTAAGGATGTCTTGACAAAGATGTCTGAATCTTTTGGAATTGACCCATTCCAGGTCAACCCTATGGAACTGCCCAGAGACGAGGACGAGCTGAAGCTTCACATGCAGCTAAAGTACAAGCCAGCAATTGAGATTGCCGAGGAGGAGGCTGTTAACACAGTTCTTGACGAAAATCACTATAATGATATTCGAAAGAGAGTTGACTACGACCTTACGGTCCTAGGGATTGGAATGACAAAGCAAGAGTTCCTTCCTGGAGATGGAATTAAAATTAGTTATGTAGACCCAGCAAACGTGGTATATAGCTACACCGAGGACCCACATTTTAAAGACTGCTTCTACTGGGGTGAGATTAAAACTCTTCCCATTACTGAGCTACTAAAGATAGACCCAACACTCACCAACGAAGACTTGGACACCATTTCAAAGTACAGCCAAACATGGTATGACTACTTTAATGTTGCTCAATTCTACGACAACGACATCTTCTATCGCGACAGCGCAACGCTCTTGTATTTTAACTACAAGACAACTAAGAAGTTTGTCTATAAAAAGAAGGAACTAGAAGACGGCGGAACTCGCGTCATTGAAAAAGATGACACCTTCAACCCCCCAGCAGAAATGATGGAGGAGGGAAGGTTCAGCAAGGTGGAAAAAACCATCGATGTATGGTATGAGGGCGTAATGGTGATGGGAACAAACATCATGCTCAAGTGGGAGATGATGGAGAACATGGTTCGTCCTAAGTCCGCATCTCAACATACAATGCCCAACTATGTTGCTGTCGCCCCAAGAATGTATAAGGGGAATATTGAATCTTTGGTTCGCAGAATGATTCCATTCGCGGACTTAATTCAGATTACACACCTAAAGCTTCAGCAGGTTATATCTCGCATGGTCCCCGATGGCGTATTTATTGACGCAGACGGGCTAAACGAAGTAGACTTGGGAACTGGCTCGGCATATAATCCAGAGGATGCTCTTCGCTTGTATTTCCAAACGGGTTCAGTTATTGGACGGTCCTATACACAAGACGGAGAATTTAATAATGCTCGTGTTCCGATTCAGCAACTAACCAGCAACTCTGGACAGTCTAAGATGGCTGCGCTTATTGGGAACTACAATCACTACATGGATATGCTTCGTGCAGTAACTGGACTGAATGAGGCTCGCGATGGCTCAACGCCAGACCCCAATGCATTGGTTGGTGTACAGAAACTTGCGGCG